CACGACGGCGATCGGCTACTTTGTGGATTTCCACTGGCCCGCTGGACGGTCGCTGCTGAAGAGTGCTAGGGTCACCGGCAATCACTAATTGGGATATAATCCAATGGCGCTGAAATCAGTTCACCCGCTGTATGCCGCCCGCCAGCCCGAGTGGGTTGAGATGCGCGATTTGTACGCGGGCGAGACGCGCGTCAAAGACAAGGGGGAAGAATACCTTCCCGCAACGAAGGGCATGAAGCTCGACGGTATGCGCCCCACGCAGATCGGGTACGAGGCTTACCAGTCTTATCTCAAGCGCACGGTCTTCCCCGACTACGTGAGGGACGCGGTTGAGGCCTACATCGGCTTCATGCACCAGAAAGCGCCGACGATCGAGCTGCCCGAGCAGATGGAGAAAATGCGCTCGAAGGCAACTGCGCACGGCGAGTCACTGGAGATGCTGCTTCGCCGAATGAACGAGGAGCAGCTTGTCACAGGCCGGGTTGGCCTCCTGCTGGACCTGCCTCAAGCTCAGTTTGCCCAAACGGACACCCTTCCGTACATCGCTCTCTACGCTGCTGAATCGATTCGCAACTGGGACGATGCCAGCATCGACGGTGGCACTTCGAAACTGAACTTAGTGGTCCTGGACGAGTCCGGCTACAGGCGTGGAGGTGACAACTTCGAATGGGACGAGATTACGAAGTTTCGGGTGCTTCAGCTTGGCGACCTTGTTGAGAACGAAAGCCCGAACGTCACGGCCAAGTACTTCAACGGGGCGTTTGAGAGCCGTGGGCATGGTGGGGATCCCACATACGTTCCTTCGGACATGGTTATGCCTGTCTATCGTGGCACTCCGCTGGAAGAGATTCCCTTCGTTTTCGTTAACACGAAAGACGTCGTTCCCGCTCCCGACATCCCGCTGCTGGGCTTGGCGCGAATCGCGCTCGCCATTTACAGGGGGGAAGCGGACTACCGCCAGAACCTCTTCATGCAAGGCCAGGACACGTTTGTCACTATTGGCGATTTCCAGCGCAAGGCAAACGTCGACCTCAACGAAATCAAGACCCCTGACGCCGAAGCCGACGGTCTGCGCACTGGGGCGGGCTCGCGCATTGCTATGGAGCTTGGCGGGGACGCCAAGTACGTCGGCGTCAACGGTGAGGGGTTAACCGAGCAACGTGAGTCGCTTCAGAACGATCGCAAGCGCGCGGAGTCGCGGTCCGGGCAGCTGATCGACGCTCGCAAGAGCGGGGACACGGAGAGCGGCGAAGCCCTCAAGACGCGGGTTGCTGCGCAGACCGCTACCCTGAATCAAATTGCTAAGACCGGGGCCGCAGGTCTCGAACTGATCCTGAAAGCTGCTGCTCGCTGGATGGGGGCGGACGAGAGCAAGGTCAAGGTCACGCCGAACCTCGAGTTTGCGGACTTCGAGATCAGCGGCAAGAACCTGGACGATATCATGGTTGCTCGCTCGAAGGGCGCTCCGATCAGCCTGCGCTCCATCCACGACATGATGTCGGACAAGGGTCTCACGAAGATGGACTACGAGACCGAGCGCCAGATGATCGAGCAGGAGGACAAGGACCTCGCGAAGCGCGGCATCGTTCAATGGGCTGGCGCCGAGGAGGCACCGCAAGTCCCCGCGCCCCCGCAAACAACCCCGGCTCAGACGTGACGAGTCGATATGAACTTCTGACCATGTGGTCAGTTGAGGCCGCGTGATGCGGCAGGAGAAGAAAAATGGCTCTAAAAGCAATCGTTGACAGCCTGGACGACATTCCAGCCGACATCCATGGTGAGTATGTTGAGCGGAACGGCAAGTTTGAGCTTCAGGTCGAAGGAATGAAGACCGAGGCGGATGTTGCCCGCGTCCAGACTGCTCTGACCAAGGAGCGAACTGACCACGGGGCGCTCAAGCAGCGTGTCGGACTGCTGGGTGATCGCAAGATCGAGGACGTGGTCCCGCTGCTTGACCGGATCCCCGAACTGGAAGCAGCCGCTGCGGGCAAAATCGATGACGTCGCAATCGAGCGCATTGTGGAAAGCCGCTTGAACACAAAACTGGCTCCGATTGTCCGTGAGCGCGACCAGCTGAAAACACAACTGACGGAAGCGCAAGGAACCATCCTGGACTTCACCGGCAAAGAGCGGACCCGCACCATCCATGATCAGGTGCGCCAAGCTGCTGCCCGTGCCAAGCTGCTGCCTGAGGCAATCGATGATGCGTTGGCGCTTGCCGATCGCACTTTTGAGATCGAGGACGGCACCGACAAGGTCGTCACGAAAGACAAGGTTGGCGTCACTCCCGGCCTGGAACCTTCTGCGTGGCTGACAGATCTGATGGACAAGAAGCCCCATTGGTGGGGCCCGACCCTTGGCGGCGGCGCTGACGGACATCGTGGAGGAGGCTCCGATAGCCGCGCCAATCCATTCACCGCTGAAAACTGGAACCTTACGGAGCAAGGCAGCCTTTATAAAACCAACCCCGCCAAGGCCACACAGCTTGCCCAAGCGGCCGGCACAACTGTTGGCGGTCCGAAGCCGGCACCCCGGAAATAGGGGTTGCTGACCTCAGCGGCTCATGTTACCTATCGCACTCAAGGTGGCATGAGCCGCTTTCTACCGCAGATCTTCTCCGGGCCATGGGGCGGACAGGAACTGGCAACTCTTTCTTGAAACCCATCATTGGAGGTTAGCCCCATGGCTGCCGGAGTCACCCGCCTTTCGTACGTTATCGTCCCCGAAATCTTTTCGCCCAACGCCCAGCAACTGACGCAAGAGAAGAGCCGCTTGGTTCGCTCGGGCGCTCTGTCGATGGACGCAACTCTTTCTGCGGCCCTCAACGGCGGTGGTCTGACGTTCAACGAGCCGTCCTACAAGGACCTCGACAACGATGCCGAAAACGTGTCAACCGACGATCCTGGCGTCAACAGCACGCCCAACAAGATCGGCATGGCCACGGAAATCCAGGTCCGTATGTCGCGGAACAACTCCTGGAGCTCCATGGACCTGACCTCGGATTTGTCCGGCTCAGACCCGATGAGCGCTATTGCCAACCGCGTGTCCGACTACTGGGTACGTCGCCAGCAAGCGGCCTTCGTCGCTGTGATGAACGGTGTGTTTGCTGACAACGCTGCGGCGCCGACGGGTACCGACACTCACACCCAGAACGACATGACCTACAACGTGTCGACTCTGAACGGCGGTGTTTACGCTGCCGGCGTCACCGACTTCTCTGCCGAGGCGTTTATCAACGCAACGGCCACCATGGGCGACTCCATGCAAGAGTTGACGATGGTGATGATGCACTCGGTTGTCTACGCCAAGGCGCTGACGAACAACCTGATCGACTTCGTTTCGGATTCGACGAACCAAGCCGCGGTGAGCATTCCGACCTTCCTGGGCCGCGAAGTCATCGTGGATGATGGTGTTCCCCAAGCGGCTGGCGTGTTTGACACGTGGCTGTTCGGTCAAGGTGCAATCCGCGCTGGTGTCGGTCAAGCCAAGGTCCCCACCGAGGTCTTTCGCAGTCCTTCCGCCGGCAACGGCGGGGGCCAGGACACCCTCCACAACCGGGTGGAGTGGACCATCGCTCCGTCGGGTTACGCCTACATCGGCACCCCGGCAAACGGAGGTCCGTCGAACGCTGCAACCACCAACAACCTGGCCAACGCCGGCTCCTGGAGCCGCGTGTTCAGCGAGCGGAAGCAGATCCGTATCGCTCGCCTGGTGACTCGCGAGTTCTAATCGCAGACTGAGAACTGGTCCCCGGGCTTCGGTCCGGGGACTTGAATCCCCACCCGGCCCGAGGGCCAAGGAACAATGTCATGGGCAAGGGTCTTCCCCGCTCCACCAGCCGTCAGAACGCTGCCACCAGCCCGATCCAGAAGCAGCTTTTTCGGGTTAACAACCGGGTCCTGGCGGTCGCTAACGGTGCTCCCGGATTTGGCACTGTGGTCATCGGGGATTTCCCCGAAGGCAACATCCTTTTCCTGGGCGCTATCGCCTACCTCCAGTTCAGCACGGCTGACGCCGACGTCACCGCAACCTTCGACGGGGATTACTCCGTCGGAATCACGCCCACCGCTGACAACGTCCTCAGCACCACGGATGCCGACATCATTCCGTCAACTCCTCTTGGGGCAGCTACCGGAAAACTGTCGCCGGTTGTTCGCGGCGCGTCGACCGACGCTTTGGGCGGCGGGATCCTGGACAACACCGATGGCTCACTTGAGCTGAACCTCAACCTGCTGATCGACGATGCGGCCATCAGCGGAGCCGCGGATTTCACCGTCAACGGCTACGTTCAAGCGTCCTTCATTGTCCTTGGCGACGACTAAGGACCAGACCGATGACCGATAAGACCCCCAAGGTTGTTGACGCCCTGCGCAAACTGGACATCTCAAATGACGCTCACTGGACAACTGACAACCTTCCCCGCTTGGAAACTGTCAAGTTCCTCGCAGGGGACCAGACCGTCACCCGCGAGGATGTTACAAACGCGGCCCCGGGTTTCAACCGCCAGGACGTTAGCGCCCTGGAGAGAACCCAAACTGCTATCCTTGCGGAAGCCGAGTCCCAAACCGAAGCCGAAGCCGAGTCCCAAACCGAAGCCGAAGCCGAAGCCGAACTGGAAGTAGAAGCTGGGGTGGAAACGCCTGCCACCGAACTTCCCGTTCAGGAGGGGGATTTTCCCGCCGTGCTTGTTTCGCAAGCCGAACCGGTGCAAGTGGAAGGCAAGCCCGCCCACGACGCCGATGCGATTGCAGAGCTTCAGGCGAGCTTGGAAACGGCGGAAGCCGGCATCGCCAATTTGATGCTGGCCAAAGACGAACTTCTTCGGGAGATCGACTTTGCCAACCGGGCGGCTGACGAACTGCGCGATGCTATCACCACGGCAAGGGGTTCCACAAGCACCACCGATGTGATTCAGCAAGCGCTTGAGTCGCGGAAGCGTCAAGCTGAAGCGCGCGGGGAGGTTCGTGCAGCCCTGACTGCCAGCGGACTGGACATGAAAGCCCTTGCTCGGGCTGCCGCCAAGTCCCCCGTCGATCAAGCGCTGGCGCGCAAGACCGGGCGCGGAAGCGCTCGCCCGGCGCATCGGTAGGCTTGACGCATGTATCCCTCCGCCAGAACACGTCGCTTTCGCAGGAACGTCGCGGGGTTCAAAGCTCTGTTGGCGTCACCCGCGACTGTGGCAACAACTTTGCCGGCGGGAACGAACCTCCTTGTGCGATCGGTGGGGGTCATCGCTCAGGGTGTGGCGCTGGGGACCGTTGGCGGGACTTCTTTCGTTTCGAAAGGGCTAACCGCTGGCGGTCTTCAGCGTCTCGGGTATTTTGAGAGAGGCGCTGCGATCGCCCCTCTAGCGGGTTTAGAGATCATGATCGATATAGGTCTTGGTCG